TTCTCCATCAAATACTTGTTTTAATCCTGTTTCTAATCCTTGATTGCTTGTACTCCCATGAACAGTGAGTAAATCTTTGTATGTACTTGGTATTGATTTTCCTAATAAACCTGCCATTTACCCTCCTATGCTACAACCCAGCTTTTAGCTGATGGTTTATATTTTTGCCAAGGCCCACCTTTTTCTTGAGACATATTACTTGGTGGATGTGCGTGCTTACATGCGTAAGCCAATGCATCAATAGCATCATCATGAGCCATTCGAGGCCCAAATGTCATTATCTCTCTTTCTAGATCATATTGAGTTTTCTTCAAATGCATTTGCCCAATTGCAAATCTTTGAGATAATATTTCTTGAATACGATCTCTTTTACTCATTCTAGTTCCAGGCTTTTCTGCTTTAACTCTAACAGAGAAATCATTACGTCTTCTTGATTCGGATTGAAGCGATTGAAATATTGGTTTACTCATAGTAGTGTCTTCTACGGTAAATAAGTTTGGGTTATAGGAATGAGCCATCTGAAACATGTAATCAACAATACCTAATTTCTCTTTACCTAAAATAGCTAATACTGGAAGTGATCTTTTTCGAATATAATCTAGGATATAAATATTATTGTTTGGAGTAACTGCCACTGCAATAAGTACACTAAAATCACTATCTCTTCTCAAGGAGTCAGTAGCGGGATCTACTCCAACAAATACATTGCATGGTTGAGGGCTTTGTCCCTCAATATTAATCATATTTAAACCTGATTCAGTATCTACCTGAAAAGTTCCATCCCAATATTTAATATGCTCTCTTGTGAAAATAGAATCTTCAGCACTTTGAACTTCCATCATATATTCTTGATAGAATTTTTGAGGAGTACCTGAATCTGCATAAAACTTCTTTTTTCTAGTCATCTCTTTATGACCAAACCATGAAGGCCATAGGGGGGATCCATCTTCCATAATTGCTTTATAAGTTATGACATGCCAGGAGTAGTCCTCCCCCCTCTTTTTAGCCTTTTCGTACCCTACAAGAATTTTTTGTATAAATGCATCATAATGAACAGGCGTTCCATTAATCCTTAATCTTCCAGTTTTAGGTTCAAGAGCAGGGAAAACGACTGCTGTAACTAAGTTAGAGATTTTAGACCTGGATTCTGGTGTGATTGTATTGTTTTCGTCTTCGAAATCATCTAAAATAATCAAGTCATAGCGTTTATGTAGCTTTGCCCCGCCCCTAATTCCTGAAAGATTACTCTTGGATATAAGTTTACACCCATTTTTTAATTCTATATCGTCTTCAGTCCATTTTTTACCTTTTAAATCCCCAAAGTAATACTTAATTCTTTCGTTGTATTCGATATGGTATTTAACATAGTCCAGGTTTGGGACTGATATTTTTGAAGAGGCTGCCACCCATCCATAGAATAAAGGTTCGGTAGCGAAAACGAAATCATGGAGAATGCTACATTTTGTGAGTACCGTTTTTCCATGTCCTCTAGGGAGAATGACAGCCAATTGTCTTATATCTAAATTATTTAAAGCGTCTACTACTTCGTAGTGAAAGAAAGGAGATTCGGAACGCATATAATCATCTGGTAAAAATAACTTACCAAACGCAATTAAATCGTTTTTTGCTAATAAAAGCTCTTTTTCTGCAGTATTTACGTTTCTTTTGTTGATATTCATTCGATTACAATTCCAAATCGAACGAATTTTACAATAATTGACTATGTTTTGACGAAAACTATCGTTTTTTTTGTAATTACTTTAATTGTTTAAAACTAAAATTATCTACAAAAATTGCTAAAAGTGGAGCGTAGTGTTTTTCGGTGGTAGATATCTTACTATGTCCTAATAATTTACTTAGTTGGAATATCATACCTCCGTTTAGAATATAATTTAGCCCAAACGTTCTTCTAATGTCTTTAAACATTGCATTGTCTATCTCTAGTTTTTTAGCATAGAGATTAAATGCTTTTTGCAATGTGTCTGGAGTCCAATTCCAAGATTTCCAATTACATCTATCTGCTATTACTTGAGCTTGTTTAGTCAGTTTAACAATTCGTCTTCCTCTTTTGCCAATGCAAATCATATAACCTTTATGAATGGACTGAATATTTAAGATTTCTCCTTGTCTTGCTCCTGTAGCATAAGAGAGCCTTAGCAAGTCTTTATCAATAACTTGTTTAAAATAATTACACTTTCTTTTACTATATAATATTAATTCAAGTTCTTTATCATCATAGACCCTAGTCCTTCCATCTCCATTAACATTAGGCAGTTTTTTAAAATTAGTCTTATAACGTTTATTACTCCAATTTAAAAAAGCGTTTATTTGCCTGGAATAAGATTCTCTTGTGGATAAATTCTTAGGTAAGGGTCTTTTTCTAAGCCAAGTGGCCGTTAATATATAATAATTAGTTCGATAGGTGCTTTTCGCCCAAACGCTCTTTTTATATTTTATATATTGCTCAACAAGTTTTTTGCGACTAGGTATGTCTTTACGATTGTCAATTAAAGGATCAGTTAATTCTTTGTACAACTCAATCTTTTTTTGCCTCTCTCTCGTTTTGGCAATTTTCTTATCGGCTGTTTTTAATGAAGCGGAAAGTCGCTTCTTTTTTATTGTAACTGAAGTATAGTAAAATTTTCCATTTTTATACATTTTCGTACAAAAATGCTATATTATGGCTACTTGGTTTTATAAAATAGCGTTTTCTCCTCGGTTAACCTTACTAGCCCCTCAAGCTAGCGCGTCTACCAATTCCGCCACTTCGGCAATGAAGCTTCCTCTTAAAGTTTTTCAATAATATAACATTCTCCTACTCCAATAATAGAGAATAATGCTACATATAGGCTACTTTTTTTTTAATCAAAGGCAGATTCAACCTTAGATTTCATAGAATCCCACATATAATCCCCACTATATTTAGAAATAAAATTAGTAACTGCTCGTTTTGTATTTTTTCCATATAAACCATCAAGTTCTAAATCAAATCCATATTCCTTAAGAACATGTTGAGCTGATTTAGTATCTTGGTTTGAGCGATCTAATCTATCGTAAATCTTTGCCACCTTTTTAAAGTCTTCCTTATTAAACCTTTCTTTAAAAGAATAATAGCGATCTCCTCGCTTTACAATCTTATATCCTTCTGCCCGTTCAAGCTCTTCCGTAGATCCCCAAGTCTCATGTTGCTTACCTTTTAATATAAGACCTGTTCGATAATCTCTACTCGGCCACTTTCCATCTACATTTGCTTGATATCCAGCTTCTACGGCTGTGTTCATATCATATCCATCACTTTCTGCATCAAATTTATCCACACCCGCCTTAGATATCCAAGCATCAGGAATGTCTTTTTTGTCTGCCTCGTTAAAATCTCCATAAATTTTATTTTTATTGTCCATTACCTTCCCCTATTTGTTCTGCAGGTCTTTCTGCTACTTCTAATTGATCATCAGAGAACCCTTGAAATACTGCACCAGTAATTTGTTGAGTGCTGGTAGTATTTTTATCTTCCATATCTAAGATATCGCTTAGTTTAAACAAAGCTTTTAATCTAACATCTGCTTTATCGGCTGAGTCAGCTTCATACTTAATACCTTTTAATACATAATTCTCATCTATTTTTAATGCAGCCATCACAGGCTTCAATTCTTCTTTCATTGCAGTTCTCACTCGTTTTGTTTTAATTAATTGCATGGCCTTAGTATTGGCATAACTTGGATTGTTTGTAGGAAATGCTTTTATATAAGCTTGTTTTGCATTCATTCCCTGGGTAAGGTACACCACAAATAAGGACTCTGCAGAAGTCATCTCTGTCCTGTCCTCTATATTAGTCGAATTACCACCTAGAGAGTATATATTTACCCTTTTTGAAGTATCCATCTTTGTCTGATTAGCCTTAATAAAGGTACCTGTACAAGTTCCTACATACATAACCTTACGGATTTTACCTTTAGGTTTTAACATAATACCTTGTCTAAGGATCTGGATAATACAGCCGTCATCAGCTAAAACCCAATCACCTACCGTACCTCTCCTCCAGTCTTTCTTAAAGGACAGACCTTTGGGTACCTCTGCTTTTTCTTCAAAAACAGTATGGTCGTGTTTATTTATTCTATAATGTCTCATAACAAATGGGTAGGCAGCCCAAAGCTGCCGTTCTCTATGCCTTTACCATATTGGGTTTGTTTATATTTACAAAGTCTATCATCTCTTGATTAGTAAAGAATAAAATATGTCTAACACCTGCAGATACCTGAATAGTATCTTTATCTAAGTATTCCTTAATAGTGACATCACCATCATCTGATACTGTTATTTCTAAGGTGTAAATTTTTGCCATAGGGTAAAATAAGTGTCAAGGCTGATAATACCAAGTTGGTTCATTTTAGATGCAATAAGCCCCTGAGAGTCTTGGATGTTTTACTGAGAATTTCGCTTGAAGCCAGTTATTCTCTCCCATACTTCAAGTTTATATCTAAGCTATTTGTGGCAGTATCGGGGACAACACAACGATTCTATGGTGAAAAGTCTATAACCCAACGTCTGATCCACATAGCAGAACGTATTGAAACGGGTACTATTTGGATGATCTTTATGTAAAGCTGCCAATGCAATATATAT